TTGCATTTGAGAGGTCGAGAGTGGCGAACTCCCGCGTCACAGAGGATGCCTCGGCGACCTGCCGATGGACATCTTGTGCACGATCCAAGTCCCAACCAGCGTAACTCTTATACACGAGGTCACCCCCATGATTTCGAACGTTACGCGGCCGTCTTGCTAGACGCTGCCTCAACTGACGCCCGAGGGCGAGTTGATAAAAGACGTTAATCGATGGCTCTGCAGCTATCGAACGATCCGTCTTTGCAGTCTTCGGGACCGTTGTATAACGGTTCCCGGGGACAAAGGACAACTCCCCATGACGTTGTGCCAAAGCGGCACCCCATTGTGATCCTAACCACTGCGGTAGGACCCAAATGGCGTCACGTGTCAAACTTGGATTAGATGACATTTTGTCGGGTACAGTGGTCTTCCCGCCACGGTTCGAAAACGTTGCACCTGGTCCGAACCTGCCAACCCAAAGGTCGTCAGGCCCATAACCTATCCAATCAAGGACTATTTTCCGACAACGATCCAGGAAGGATCGTATCGCGTCGCTCCCATCGTCAAAGAGACGGTTTTCAGGGAGATACCGACGCAGTCTTTCGTTGGTCCGGTAGCATTTCCGCTCACCTTGCCACCATTTCTCAATGGCAGCGGCGCGTTTGTCGTAACTCGAAGGAAGGGTTTGAAGCTTCCTAAGAATGTTAGCGGCAGCAGCGTCACGGGCGTAACGGTCAGCATCGAGGTACAATCGTGGATCTGGATTAACCTCCAGAATCCCGTCCCAATCTTGATAACGTAGCTTTATGGCTACGCTAAGGGAGAGGGGCGTATCTAGGTCCTCTAACAAGAGAGAAACCGTCCGCACCAGCTCATCGGGTAACAGACTTTGCATCATCTTACTCCACGCCGTTCACACGATGAACGACATAGGCAACCAACCATCCACACTATCCCAGACGTAGCTGCAAACCTCGTTAGGGTCTGTCTCGCCACGCGTGTACACAACCGACTTCTCTCGAAAGTGATGATGAATCACCTTCCAGACGTCGCCGGGCGTGTCTATGCTGTGGCGGTCAAGACGCATCGCGAAGGGAACAACTGCCTGATGCAGTGTGGAAACAGAAGAATTGTCCATGTTTTCACCTTGTGAGTTAGGTCGGGGAGTACCCCGCGGCAACCGCCTGTTTCACCAACGTCGCCGCCAGCAAATTCAACAGCTGGGAGACTTCGTTGAGATTGGCAGCCGGGATGCCTTGGGGCATGGTGATGATGCCATCTGCCACGATCCGATCCGTGGCTGAGTACTTCGTCGTGGTTGAGTCCTGGACGGCGTACGGCATGACGAAGTTGTACTTCATCTGTCGCGCCGTCTTCGGACCATTCCAAGTCGAAGTCAGCTTCAGAATCGGTCGAAGACCGACGGGCAGGCCTGCGGCAGCGCCAGTGTCCTGACGCCACACAGCGGGGGAACCATCACCCCCGGAAGCCGACAGAGCGTCGTAGACGATGTCGGTTGTACCGTCGAATTTCTTGACGGTAATCGAAGCCATTGCTGGCATTTCAGCTCCAAAAAGAAAGGAGAATTGGAGAAACCCATATTAGGCAGCAGCGGACCAACTCTAACGTTTGGTCATCAACTGCGTGAGGACAGAAACGGCGTTTGCACACCGTTGCCAACCCCACAGCCTAAATGGACGCACATGCAAGTTTGCGCCTGTAAGCGCATCAAGCCGCTCGAAGTGAACCGCAGACCAGTTTC